AATTAAAGTAAATACAATAACAACAGAATCAGGATCTACATTAACTGTAGGTGGATGTGGAAAAACTGTTGCTTTAGCATCAGGTGCATCACAAACAGGATTTGGTAGAACAGGGACTGTTGATTGGCAAACAGGATCAATTAAGACAACTACATTTACTGGTGAAAATGGAAAAGGATATTTTGTAGATACAACAAGTGGAGCCGTAACAGCTAATTTACCTGCATCACCAACTGCTGGAGATATAATGGCAGTTTCAGATTATGCAAAAAATGCAAATACAGCTAATATTACAATAGGAAGAAATGGATCTAATATTCAAGGAGCTGCATCAGATTTAGTAATACAAAGAAATGGTGTTGCTCTTACTTTAGTATTTGTAGATGCAACTAAAGGATGGATTGTGACAGATTCTGGAGCAGAATCAGATAGATCACCTGATCCAGAATTTATTGAAGCAACAGGTGGTACGATTACTAATTGTGGTAATAATAGAATTCATACATTTACAGGCCCAGGCACATTTTGTGTATCATCAGTAGGTAACCCATTAGGTTCTGATACAGTTAATTATTTAGTAGTGGGCGCAGGTGGTGGAGGAGGAGGTGGTACAAATGGTTCTGGTGGTGGTAGTGGAGCAGGAGCTGGAGGATATAGAACAAATTTTCCAACTACGTGTGGAACACCTGTTACTGCGCAAGGTTATCCTGTAGTAGTTGGTGGTGGAGGAAGTGGAGGTGGATTAGGATCTCCAAATCAAAATAATGATGGAACAGCTGGAAATCTTTCAAGTGCTCTTTCAATTTCATCTGCTGGTGGAGGTCAAGGTAGACACGGTCCTTGTGGTTCTGATGACGGAGCCCCTGGAGGATCAGGTGGCGGAGCATCTGGAGGTACTCCTGGATGTAAAACTGGAGGAACAGGAAATGTTCCTTCTGTAAGCCCACCTCAAGGTAATAATGGTGGAAACGCAGGAGCTTTTCCCGCACCAGCGCCTGTAATATATAGTAGTGCAGGTGGAGGTGGAGCAGGTGGTGTTGGTCAAGATGCACAACCAGGTCCAAGAGCAGGTGGTGTAGGAGCTGGAAATTCAATTTCAGGCTCACTGGTAACTTATGCAACTGGTGGCACTGGTGGAACTTATGGTCCTGCTGGTACACCAATTTCTAATGCAACAGCAAACACTGGAAACGGAGGATTTGGTAAATCAACAGGTCCTGCTGGAAGTCCTGCATTAGTTGGAGCAAACGGTGGATCTGGTATAGTAATAATAAGGTATAGATTTCAATAATTATGAGTGAAATAAAAGTAAATAAAGTTAGTCCAAGAGCAAATTGTGGCACAGTCCAGTTAGGAGATAGTGGTGACACTATTACAATTCCTGCTGGTGCAACAATTACAAATAACGGAACGCAGACAGGGTTTGGTAGAACCGGAACAGTTGATTGGAACACAACTAAAAAAACAGCTAACTTTGATGCTACAAATGGTGATGGATTTTTTGTGGATACTGGTTCTGGAGCGATAACAGCAACTTTACCTGCATCTCCAAGTGCGGGAAACATAGTGGCTTTTGCAGATTATGACGGAAATTTTGGAACAGCTAGTTTAACAATTGGTAGAAATGGTTCTAATATAAATGGTGATGCTTCTGATTTAGTTATAAATAAAAGTGATTCAGTTCTTCAATTAATTTATGTTGATGCAACCGAAGGATGGAGAACTGTTTTAACTGGTAACCCAGCTGATTTTTCAACAAACTTTATAACCGCAACTGGTGGAACAGAAACAACAGCACCTTGTGGTAATTTTAAAATACATACTTTTACAGGACCAGGAACTTTTTCTGTGAGTCAATTAGCTGATGATGCTGCAAACAACACTGTAAGTTATGTGGTTGTCGGAGGTGGAGCAGGTGGTGGAGCTTGTGGTGGTGGCGGAGGAGGTGCTGGTGGTTTTAGAGAATTTAGATCACCGGTTGATTCTTATACAGTTTCACCTGCAAATGGATCTACACCAATTACTGTAACAGCAACTTCTTTTCCAATAACAGTTGGTGGTGGAGGAAATGGTGCGTGTGGTCCAGCAGGTGTGGGCTTTAATGGAAGTAATTCAACTTTTTCATCAGTGACATCAGCAGGTGGTGGAGGTGGTGGACAATATCAACCAACTTTTCCAGCAGCATCAGTTGGTAAATCAGGACAAGCAGGAGGATCTGGTGGTGGATCTGGAGGATCTGGACCTAATGGTCAAAATTGTGGTGGTGGAGGAAATAGTCCTCCAGTAACTCCTCCTCAAGGAAATAGTGGTGGAAATGGTCAACACCTTTCTGGTTGTTGCATGAGATCTGGTGGTGGAGGTGGTGCTACGGGAGCTGGTCAAAATGGAACAAATCAAAGTCCTGGTCCAGGAAATGCTCAAGGTGGAGCTGGTGGAACAGGAGCAACTACACATATTACAGGATCACCTGTAGCTTATGCTGGTGGTGGAGGTGGTGCAGGTTTTGGATCAAGTGGAGCTGGTGGACCTTCCCCTTGTGGAAGTGGTGGTGCAGGAACTAAAGTAGCTCCAGAAACTGCAGGAGCAGGAAGCACTAATAAAGGTGGTGGAGGTGGAGGTGGTTCTCACCCAAGTCCAGGAACAGGAGGAGCAAATGGTGGCTCTGGTGTGGTAATAATAAGATATAAAATTGGGTAGTTGAACAGTAATTAAAATTAATATATAAGGAGAAACATTATGGCACATTTTGCAAAACTAGGAGCTAACGGAAAAGTTATTCAAGTGTTAACTATGGATAACGATAAGATGTTAAATGCTGATGGTGTTGAAGACGAAACAGTAGGTCAACAATGGTTAGAAACACACAATAATTGGCCTGCACAAATGTGGATTCAAACTTCTTACAACACATCAGGTAATACACATAGATTAGGTGGCACACCTTTTAGAGGTAACTACGCAGGTATAGGTTATACTTGGGATGAAGATAATCAAATTTTTTGGTCTAAAAAACCTTACGCGTCTTGGGTAAAAGATATTGCATCTGCAACTTGGAAATCACCAATCGGAGATGCTCCTGCATTAACTGCAGAACAAACTTCACAAAATGAAGCTGGCACACATAGATGGTCTTATGCCTGGAATGAAGAAGGCCAGTCTTGGGACTTGACAGACGATAACGCATAAATTACAAAGGTATGTGGTATGCAAAAGAAAGTATTATCTGAACAAGCTTTATATTATGGTGATGTGACAATGCCCAAAGATTGGGACATTGACCGAGATAAATTAGAAAAAGATATTTTATCTAGTTGGATTCAAAACAAACAATTTCCGTTTTCACGAACATTTGATATGTTAAATACTTATATGAGAGATCATATAAATTTAGATTATGGGTTTACTTTAATTAATAAAAAAACGTGGGGTAATATTTATAAACCTAGCGAGATTACAACACCATTATTAAACATAGATCCTGTAGATCTACGAAACTCACCAGATTTTACATTATTATATGGTGTAAAAGTCAAAGACTGTATGGTTAGAATACACTATGAAGATAACAGACGTAAAGGTAGGTCTTGGGATATACCTTTAGAAAATAATCAATTTATTATGTTTCCATCAACTAATATGTATTATCTAACCAATAAACAAAAGGATAGTTTAAATTTTGTGCAAACTATAACGTATGAATATATCTAATTACTATTGGTATTTTAGTGGTGTACTAACACCTAGATTTTGTGATGATGTTATAGCCTATGCTAATGAACAAAAAGAAGTTATGGCTAGAACTGGTGGATATGGAGATAGAAAATTAAATAAAGAAGAAGTTAAAAATTTACAAAGAAAAAGAAAATCAGATTTAGTGTGGTTAAATGATACTTGGATATATAAAGAATTACACCCTTATGTTCACCAAGCAAATAAAGCTGCTGGTTGGAACTTTGATTGGGAAAGATCTGAGTCTTGTCAGTTTACAAAATATAAATTAAATCAATATTATGATTGGCACTGTGATAGTTGGGATAAACCTTATGATAAACCAAATACACCAGAACATGGTAAAATTAGAAAACTATCTATGACTTGTCAATTAACAGATGGTTCAGAATATAAAGGTGGTGAATTAGAATTTGATTTTAGAAACTATGATCCACATATGCGAGACGAATCGAAACATAGAATACAATGTAAAGAAATATTACCCAAAGGATCTATTATTGTATTTCCTAGTTTTGTATGGCATAGAGTTAAACCAGTAACATCAGGCACAAGATATAGTCTTGTGGTATGGCATATAGGGAGGCCTTTTAGATAATGTTTATAAATAGTTATTTTCCAACTGTAATATGGAGCGAGGAAAAACCAGAGTTTGTTAAATCATTAAATAAAGCAAGTAACAAATATATTAGTGATGCTCGTAAAAGAGAAAAAGATTGGATAAAAGAAAACGGTGACTTTGGAAGATCGTATCACTCTACACCCTTAACAAGGGATAATGATTTTTTAGATTTTAGAAACTACATTGGTCAAAAATCTTGGGAATATTTAGATCACCAAGGTTATGACATGTCACAATATACAACTATCTTTAGTGAGTTGTGGGTGCAAGAGTTTGCTAAAAAAGGTGGTGGTCATCACTCTGCTCACATACATTGGAACCAACATGTATCGGGTTTTTATTTTTTAAAATGTAGTGATAAAACATCATATCCAATATTTCATGAACCAAAGACTGGTGCAAGAACAACAAAATTAAAAATGAAACAAAAGTTAAAAGGTGTATGGCCTGGTAACGAAACATTTCACATAAAACCTAAACCAGGTACATTAATTATATTTCCAGGTTATTTAGAACACGAGTATGCAGTGGATCATGGCAAAGAACCATTTAGGTTTATACATTGGAATATACAGGCAGTGCCGAAAGAGATGGCTAAAGATGTCGTTTAAAAAAAATAAATACACAATTATTCGTCAAGCTATATCAAAAGATTTAGCAACTTTTGTTATGAATTATTTTTTAATGCAAAAACAAGTTTATGATACTTGTAAAGCCGCAAGATACTTTTCACCTTTTGAAAATATTTTAGGTGGGTATGAAGATGCGGATAATCAAATACCGTTTACTTATGCTCAATACGCAAATATTGCTATGGAAACTTTATTACTTAAATGTCAACCTATTATGGAAAAAACAACAGATTTAAAATTAGATCCTAATTATACATACGCTAGAATATATAAAAAAGGAGATGAATTAAAAAGACATAAAGATAGATTTTCTTGTGAAATATCTACAACTATGAATCTAGGTGGAGATGAATGGTCTATTTATTTAAGTCCAAATCAAAATGTAGGTATACCTGATGGTAAAAAAATAACCACCACTAGCAAAGCTAAAGGCATTAAAGTAGATTTAAAACCAGGAGATATGCTGGTTTATCGAGGTATGGAATTAGAACATTGGAGAAAAAAATTTAAAGGTAATCAATGTGTGCAGGTTTTTTTGCATTATAATAATCGTAAAACACCCGGGGCTAAAGAAAATATATTTGATAAACGTCCGCATTTAGGACTTCCCCCTTGGTTTAAACGATGATATAATCCTTAGATGGAGGCAGGGCACCACCACATACCCCCTGTCTCCTTTTAAGGACATTTATGAATTTAGGTTTTGACGCAATTTCACAACTAGCTATATCTCAAGTAGGGGCGGACAATGTAGTATCTATTGCTGTCACAGGTAATAATTTAGTAGCTAACATTGGTAATCCTAATATTGCAGCAGACGCTGTTCAAGAAAATGTAGATCCAAATCCATTAACACTTGGTGTTGGAACGGTAACAATAGTTGGTACAGCAAACCTTGAGGCGTCTAAAAATCCACTTACTCTTGGAACGGGGACCGTCACAGTTTCTGGTAATGCGGATATTGAAGCATCTGGAAACAACTTGATTATACGTAGTGGATCTGTTAGTATCGTCCT